GCAGTTCAGATGAAACTCAATGACAAGGGCGAGGTTGAATACTTCAAGCAGCGCCGTGCCGGAGGGTCCGCTGACTGGCAAGGCGAAGCGTGGGAGTACTACGACGCTATCGGAGAAATCAAGTATGCATTTAACTTGGTTGGATCTGTTGTTTCACGTATTCGTTTATACGCGGCAGCAGTTGACAACCCTGCTGAGTCTCCAGTAAGTGTTAACAGCAGCAAAGTTGTTGACGAACGCTTAGCGGCAGCAGCCGAGCGTGCACTTGCGCGCTTAGACTCCACGAACGGTGGACAAGCTGGTCTTCTAAAGGATGCAGCTCTTAACCTTGTAGTTTCTGGCGAGTGCTATCTTGTTCAGTCTCCAGCTCGCCCAGGCACTGGCGTTCCAGAGTCATGGGATATTAGATCTACAGACGAGCTACAACTTGACGCAAGAAACAACTATGTAATTGTTCCACGCCGTGATTTATCAACCGGCGGACGCACTGGACAGAGTGTTGTTCAACTCCCAAAGAGCTCATTTGTTGGACGCATCTGGCGTTCACACCCACGTTACTCTGAAGAGGCAGACTCAAGCTTACGCGGTCTCCTAGATCTTTGCGCAGAGCTGCTTTTGCTCAACCGCACGTTCCGCGCGACAACTCGCTCACGACTTAACGCAGGAGCTCTCTACTTACCAGACGGTTTAAGCGTTGCTGCATCTCCAGACCCAGACTATCCATACGATGATGAGAATGATCTCAATCCAGGTCTTACTGTTGAAGAGGCAGAGGACGAGTTTGAGGATCAGCTCATTGACGCGATGACGACTCCGATTCGTGATGAGGACTCAGCCAGCGCGGTTGTTCCACTTATTATTCGCGGACCTGCAGAGCTTGGCGACAAAATTAAGCAGTTCAAGTTTGAACGCTCATTTGACCCAGCGCTTGCACAACGTGCAGATCGAGTCCTCGAGCGTATTCTCCAGGGACTTGACGTTCCTAAGGATATTGTTACAGGGCTAGCAAACGTTAAGTACTCTAACGCTCTGCAGATTGACGAGTCTTTATACAAGGCTCACATTGAACCGTTGATGCTTTTGATTGCTGACGCACTCACAGTTGTTTACCTACGCCCAGCGCTTATCTCTTCTGGCTTTAGCGAAGAAGATGTAAAGAAGATTGTTGTTTGGTACGACCCTTCACAGGTTGCTACTCGCAATGACCGCGCAGCTGATGCTGACTCAGGCTTTGAGAAGATGGCCATTTCTTATGAGACATGGCGTCGCGCTCACGGATTCTCAAATCAGGACGCTCCAGACGCTAAGGAAATTGCAATCCGCATGATGATTGAAAAGGGCGCTATCTCTCCAGAGCTTACTCAGGCGATGATTGCGGCGATTGCTCCAGACGTAATGCAGTCTGTTCGTGATGCGCAGCAGGCAGACTCTGTAGCGCCAGTTCCTCCCGAGGTACAGCAGATTCTTGAGCAGCAAGGTGCACCAGCCCCAGCGCCTACACCAGCTGCAGAGCCTACACCTGCACCCGCAGAAGATGAAATTTCTGGACTTATTGACAAGGCAGTAGAAGGAGCATAAGGATGAATCACAACATGCGTGTAGAAAAGCCAGAGCTTGTAGAAGCTCTTGCTCGTCTTCTGGGTAACAACGTTGTTTTCTACACCAAGGCACACGGACACCACTGGAATGTTATGGGCCGTGACTTCTCACAGTTTCATGACTTCTTTAGTGACATCTACGAAGACGCCTTCGCGCAGTTTGACCCTGTTGCAGAGAACATCCGCAAGATAGGCGCGCTCGCTCCTTACAAGCTTTCAGACTTTGCAAACTTGTCCAACATGTCCGACATGGAGGTTGGCTCTGATGCGATGCTTATGTGTCAGGATTTGCTAGAGGCAAACAACATTCTTATTGAGTCAATCAACGTCGCGTTTAAGATCGCTTCGGATCTTGACGAGCAAGGTATTGCAGATTACCTCGCGGGCCGTGATGACGAGCATAAGAAGCTACGCTGGAAGTTAACATCTTTCTTATCTCCACAGCGCGCTGACGCATTGGGAAAATCTGACGCTGTTCAACCTTTAGACGCAGACATGACTGATGAAGTCCTGCCTGTTGTTGAGCAGCTCATGGACGATGCAAATGGTTGCCCGCTCTGTGGATATGGCGAGTGTATGTGTCCGTCAAGCGATGGTGGCGTTTGTCTCTGTGACGAGGATTGCCCATGCCATCACTGCCACGTTGGTATGGATGTGTACGAAGACTTTCAAGCAGAGCAGCAAGAAGCACTTATGGCAGCAGGAATTATTGTTGCCGAGGAGCAAGATTTAGCAAAGGCTCTTTTAGAGATTGCAGAGAAGTACGGAAAGTTTAACGAGGACCGCACAGGTATCTGGGCTGGGTACACTCCTCCGGCTGAGAACGATGTCAAGGATATTGGTGTTAAGTGCATCAACTGCGTTTTGTATGAAGGTCCTGGCGTTTGCAAGATTATTGCACAGCCTATTGAAGACGACGGCAAGTGCCGCTTCGCGGTGATCCCTGACGGCGTTGTTAAGGTTGAGGACGACCAGATTACTGCAAGTGCAGTTAATTTTGACGAGCCTTTTGATGAGCTTAGCGCTCACGAATACGACGCTTTAATTGCAGCTGGTAAGAGTCCTTGCTGGGACGGTTACAAGCAGGTCGGTATGAAGAAGGGCAAGAAGGGAAACATGGTTCCTAACTGTGTCCCTGTTAATGCAGCAGACGACTCTGACGCAGAGCTTGCAGCATCACGCCGCGCTCCCAAGAAGGACCGTATCTACGGCTCAAAGGTAGAAACAGCTCTTCGCAATAAGGTTGAAGAGCACAACAAGAACTCAAAGGCTGGACGTAAGGCAACACTTCCAATGCTGAAGGCAGTATACCGCCGCGGCGCTGGAGCGTTCTCATCAAGTCACAGACCAGGTAAGACTCGTGACCAGTGGGCAATGGCGCGTGTTAACGCATTCCTTAAGCTTCTTAAGAGCGGCCGCCCAGCAAATCCAAATTACAAGCAGGACAATGATTTGCTACCTAAGGCTCACCCTAAGTCATCTCGTGGAGAGGCAGCTGTTCTACAGCATGAACTTCTCCAGGTTGCGCTTAAGTCTGCGGACGAGTATGGCTCACCAGAGCACGCAATTTTTTCTATGGCTGAATATTCAGGTATGGGATACGAAGTGATCCCAGCCCTACGAGGCGCCTGGTTACGTGGCGTCCGTGACGGCGATGTGCCTTTCTCACGAGCGTACGAACTAGCAACAAAACTCTATGAAAGCAAAGATGCAGACCTCCTGCCAAAGAAGCAAAGAAAGGCAACAGGAGAATAACCATGGACTCACCAATCAACAGAATGATTGACCGCAACTCTAATCGTAAGGTTGCGCAGTCAGCAAAGGCAAAGGCTAAGAGCGAAAAGGCTCTTAACGACCAGGTCCTTTCGCTTGTTCACGCAGCCAATGAGACAGCACTACCTGAGCGTCATGTAACACCACGCGCTGCGTTGATTGTTATGGCTCGCGCGATGAAGGAGCTTGCATCACTCCCAGAAGAGTCTCGCAATCACGGAGTTCTACGCGAGGTCACAAAGTTTATTAGTTTGAATCAAAAGACTCTTCTTGCAAGTGTTAGCACTAAGCATGCGGACCTTCTTCCAAAGGGACACCCGCTGTCTCCTCTTAATGCGTCACTAACCAGTGAGGACCTTCGCAAGAAGTACGCAGAGTGGATTGCGGCTGACCCTGCAATCTCAGATGAGGCTCGCCCTCTTGTTGCTATGGCCCACTCGCTTCCGCCTGAGTCTATCGAGCGTGAGCACGCGTTTCTACGCCTTCGCTCATTACAGGCGTCTGCGGTCCCTGCGTACTTTAAGATTGATGACGTAACTGCTATCACAGCAGCGTTTAGCAGTGGTAACTCTTCTGCAGCTCGCAGAGCACGTGTTGCTTTACAGTGGCGTGACCGTTTTGGCCAGTGGGTTGAAATGGGTCGCGGCATTAACTTCCGCTTCCGTTTGCCTGATGGCTCAATTCAAGTTGCCCGTGGTAACTACGTCGGCGCTGGCTCAAACAGTATTGTAGAGCGCACAGCAACAGGTACATCATTAACATCTGAATTTGGTCTTATTGAAGTTTCAGGAGTACCTGGACTTCAACCTGGACTGTACCCAGTTAGCAGTAGCAATGCCGCAGTGTACCAAGCACGTATTCCAGGAATGGAAGCTCCAGAGGAGCCATCATTTAAAGATCAGTTTGACCAGGACATCCCTTCAGTTTCAGACCTATCTGGCGCTCGCAAAGAACTACCAATTGGTTGGAAGAAGCAAGGTCCTTACTATGTATCAGACGATAACTACGCAGTTATCCCTGGACCAAACGGTCAACCACAATCTGTTACACGTCTCAATGCGGACGGACGCCCAGCAGGCACAGTTGGAAATGCTCGCAACTGGGCCGAGGCTAATGCGCTTATTGAAAAGGATCAGCCAGAGTTTGACAAGGAGATTGCTCGCCTTGAAGAAGAAAGCGGCGAGCTTCCTCTTGCAAGAATTCCTGGAGCTACTGAAGAAGATGTTGTTGACTTTAAAGATATTGCTAGGACTCAGCAGCAGCGTGCTGAAGAGAACAAGAAGTTTGACGCACAGCGTCCTGCACCTCGCCCACTAAGCGATAAGGACCTTAACGGAAACGTAGTCCCTAATGCTTGGACTCGTGATGCTAACGATGATAAGTCATACACTCGTGAAATGCCATTACGTGATGGTGGAACATATCCAATCATCGCGCGTCTCAACGACGATGGAACGTACATTGCTGGACACTCAGGCGGATGGATTCCAGCAGAAGGCACCGACGGCCGTGGCCCTTCACGTCGTTTTGAGTCATGGGATGAAATTGACAACCAAGGTGTTCCAGGATTAGTAGATTATCTTAATGATACATTTACAAAGGACAACCCAATTGTTAGAGACAAAGATGCTGTAATGTACTACGTTGACGAAGACGGAAACAGAGTACCTGGAGCAGCTCCTCAAACAGAGCCAACTACACCTGAACAAGTTAAGAAAGCAGAACAAGATCTTCGTCGCAACATGGAGAAGAACTTGCCTCCACGCGAATTCCCACAAGAGCCTAGAGACGACAGATACGACGCTCGTGTCGTTACTGAAGACTTTGTTGAAATTGACAAGTCTACGCTGGACGCTCTTAATAAGAAAATGCGTGAAGACAGCACTGGAGAGTACAACATGGAGGGTGTAACGTTTGCACCTGACAATTACGGAAACGTTGTTATGTACCCAGATGGATGGGAGCCTGGCGACA